TATCTTACTTCATTAGCAGCTAAAGATTATTTTAACAATGGTGGTCAAACATTATTGGTTACTAAAGTAATTAGTGGAAGTGGTAATGTTAGTACATATGCTAATGCTACTGTTAGATCTGTTGAGAATGCAACTTCAACCTCTTTTCAACTTGAAACTATAGCTTGGGGTGACCAAATGAACAATACCTCTAGTATAGTAAGTGGTGCTCTAGCAAGTGGTAGTTCACTTAACGTTCGTTGGGAAATTACAAATGTAAACACAGGAAGTGGAGTATTTAGCTTAGCAGTTCGTGCTGGTAACGATAACAATGCTCAACCTAATTATCTCGAAACATGGCCTAATTTATCATTAGATCCAGCATTACCTAACTTTATTTCTCGCGTAATTGGTGATTTAAAACCAGTTTACAAAGTTGATAGTGATAATACTCCATATATTGATTATACTGGATCTTATGCTAATGCTTCACAATATATTCGTGTTAGGTCAATAACTACTCCTCAAGTAGATTCTATTGATAATAATGGTAATTTTAAAGCTACTCAGTATAGTGGTAGTTTACCATTTATAGGAAGTGGATCATTTGGTGGTTCATTTAATGGTGGTGTTGCTGCAACGAATTTAGCTCAATTGATGAATGAAAATATCACAGCAACAAACGTTCAAGGCTTTGATTCCGCTTCTTATACAGCTGCTTTCAATTTATTATCAAACAGCGATGAATATCAATTCAACGTATTGTTAGCACCTGGTGTTACTTTAGATAATGCTGCTTCTGCAACTATGATTTCTACTTGCGAAGGTAGAGGTGATGCCATTGCAGTTGTAGACTGTAAATTATATGGTCAAGTAGTAACAGCTGCTGCAACCGCAGCCGCTGGTCAATCAAGCAACTACGCAGCTACATACTGGCCTTGGGTTCAATTATTCTCAAGCGCATTAGGTAAAGCCGTATGGGTTCCTGCCTCTACAGTAATGGGTGGTGTATTCGCATTTAACGACCAAGTTGGTGCTGAATGGTTTGCTCCTGCAGGTTTAAATCGTGGTGGTGTACCTTCAGTATTACGTGCTGAGCGTAAATTAACCCAAAACGATCGTGATGTATTATATCAAGCAAATGTTAACCCATTAGCTACATTCCCTGGTGAAGGTGTTGTAGTATTTGGTCAGAAAACATTGCAGCGTAAAGCAACTGCTCTCGACCGCGTAAACGTTCGTCGTTTGTTGATTGCTCTTAAAGGATTTATTGGTCAAGTTGCTAATAACTTAGTATTTGAGCAAAATACCAACGTAACACGCAATCGTTTCTTATCTCAAGTTAACCCATATCTTGAATCAGTAGTACAACGTCAAGGCTTATATGCTTATAAAGTTGTAATGGATGAAACAAATAATACACCTGATGTAATAGATAGAAATCAGTTAGTAGGTCAGATTTATATTCAACCAACTAAAACAGCTGAGTTTATCATATTGAATTTCAACGTATTACCAACTGGCGCTACATTCCCTGCATAGGGGATGTAGTTGCTAATATTTATTAATAGCAATAAAATAAACATAAAATGGCTGTATTAGACGCAAATGAAATAATGTTCACAGCATTTGAACCCAAAGTTCCAAATCGCTTTATCATGTATATTGATGGTATCCCATCATACTTGATTAAGAAAGCATCGGCTCCTGGGTTTGAAGCTAATATGATCAAACTTGATCACATCAATGTTTACCGTAAAGTAAAAGGTAAAGTTGAATGGAACGACATGACTTTAGAATTATACGATCCCGTAACCCCATCTGGTGCACAAGCCGTAATGGAATGGGCTCGTTTAGCACACGAATCTGTAACAGGTCGTGATGGATATTCCGATTTTTATAAGAAAGATTTAACATTAGATATTTTAGGACCAGTAGGCGATGTAGTAGGTGAGTGGATTATCAAAGGTGCTTATTGCAAAACAGCTACTTTTGGAGAGTATGATTGGTCTTCAGGCGATGCTGCAATTAGCTTATCTGTAACAGTTGCTATGGATTATTGTGTATTGAATTTCTAGTTTAATTGTATTTATTTTAAGAGACGTTTGCTTAGGCAAGCGTCTTTTTTTGTTTGTAATATTTATTGAAAACGATGAGAGAAAAATCATTTGTCTTTATAAAACTAGGTGTTTGCTTTTGCAAACACTTTTTTTTTGCGTATATTTATATATACAATAATAAAATAGTTTATGGCAGAATTAAAAATCCCAACAGAAACAGTTACATTACCATCAAAAGGCTTACTGTATCCTGAGACATCTCCACTCGCTAAAGGAGAAATTGAAATGAAGTATATGACCGCTAAAGAAGAAGACATTCTTACTAATAGCAACTATATCAAAAACGGAACCGTAATTGATAAGCTACTTCAAGCACTTATTATCACCCCTATTGATTACAATGAATTATTAGTAGGCGATAAAAATGCAATCCTGATTGCAGCTCGTGTATTAGGTTACGGTAAAGATTATACCTTTAAATATACAACTAAAAACGGACAAGAAGCAGAAGCAACTGTTGATTTATCTAAATTAGAAGATAAAGTGGTAGACGAATCACTATTCAAACCAGGAGCAAATGAATTTTCATTTACACTCCCTCATTCAGGCAACACTGTTACTTTTAAATTATTGACACACGGTGAGGAACAAAAAATTGAAGCTGAAATTAAAGGTTTACAAAAAGTAAATCCAAATTCATCATCCGAAGTTACTACACGTTTAAAATATATTATCACATCTGTAGAAGGTAAGCGTGATCAAAAAGATATTCGTGAATTTATAGACATATACCTTATTGCTAAAGATGCAAGAGCACTACGTGAATATTATGGTAAAGTATCACCCGATGTAAACATGATATTCAAGCCAGAGGACGAAGATTATACAGGGGAGGGTATAAATGTCCCCGTATCTCTTAACTTTTTTTGGCCTGACTCCGGACTATAGATTATTCTTATTCAAACAAATACATGAAATAGTATTTCATGGTGGTGGTGGATATGATTGGAATACTATATACAATATGCCTATCTGGTTGCGTCGCTTCACATTCGAAACATTAAGAGAACATTTTGAAAAACAAAATGAAGAAGCAGAAAAGCAACAAAATATGCTTAAAAACAATGGCAAAAGTAAAGGTGATATATCACGACCAAACATAGCTCCAAAACAACCGACATACACAACAAAGGCGCCTAGAAAATAGGCGCCTTCAATATTTATATAGAGCAACACTATATTATGGCCGATACATTAAGTACACAAGATTTAGCAGAATTAAAACAACTGTATAAAGACCTACAGAATATCCAAATTCCGGATATGGCTGATTTTATAAAAGCTTTAGGAGGAATAGATGCTGCTCGTAAGAATTTAATGCAAATGAGAAAAGAATTTGCAAACATAAATTCTGATGTAAGTTACTTTGCTGAATCTTTAACTAAAGTATTAATGGAATTAAAAAACCAAAATAATGCTTTAGGCAAAACCAAATCAGCATATTCTTCTCTTAGTAGTTTAGCTAATAAACTTAAATATGATCAAGACGGTATTTCTAGATTAAGTGAGAAGGAATTAAAAAAGATGTCTGAAAAGGTAAAACAAAACAGAGCATCTTTAGAATTAGCTAAACAAATAAATGAAGAGAGATTAAAAGATGTAAATAAACAATTATATTCTTCCACACAACTTGATCCAAAAAGACTATCAGCATTAAGAAAAGAAAAAAAAGCATTAGAAGATAATACTAGTGAAGTTAATCAGTTTTTAAAGGATTACAGAAACGGCTATGTTGCTTTAGAAGGAACTATTAATAAAAGAATACAAAAGGAAAAAGAATTACAAGAAGCTATAGGCCTTACTGGTAATGCTCTTAAACTTTTAAATAAAATCCCAGGTCTAAGTGGAGCTCTAGATACAGAGCAAGCCTTAGAGGACATGAGAGAGTTTGCTGAAGAACTTCAGGCAAAGGGGGAAGACGTAAATACTTTTAGCAATAAACTTAAAATAGCAGGAAAAGGTTTATCGACTGCTTTTGGTGGGTTAAAAAAATCATTAACAGATCCAGTAGCAGTACTTAGTTTTTTTGTAAGTAAAGCATTAGAAGCAAATGCAGAATCTGTAAAATTAGGAAAATCCTTAGGATATGGTACTGATAGAGCAAATG